TGAGGGCGACAAGATTAAACTTAAGTATAAGCAAAACTATCCAGTTAGTTTTGGATTATTCTATTCAGCCTTCACTCAGTTGATTGGTCTTATGCCAAACCAAGAAGAATATATTATGATGGGTATGGCTGCATACGGTGATTGGACAAAGCATTACAAAAAAGTTAACGAGTATTTTCCCTCATACGATAGTCAGAAATACAACTTTCATAAAGGCATTACAGACTGGGGCTGGGTTTCAGAAGAAGATAAGTTTGACATAGCAGCGTCAGTGCAAATGGTATACGAGCAAAGACTAAATCAGTTTATGCGTATGGCAAAAAGAATGACTGGTAAAAATAATTTAGTATTCATGGGTGGTTGTGCTCTAAACTCTTCAGCCAATACGTTGCTATGGAAAATATTTGATATGATTTGGATCATGCCTAACCCTGGAGATGCTGGCAGTTCTTTAGGTGCAGCAGCAGCCCTATATGGAAAACATCTTGACTGGAAGACTCCTTATCTTGGCTACGATCTTGGAGGAGAGTATCCTGCTCAGCAAATTGTAGACGGTATACTAAAAGACGGAATCGTAGCAGTAGCATCAGGTAGAGCAGAGTATGGTCCAAGAGCATTGGGAAATAGATCAATTCTTGCAGACCCAAGAGATCCATTGATTAAAGACAAAGTTAATCTAATTAAACAAAGAGAATTGTTTAGACCGTTTGCCCCAGTAGTTATGGAAGAGTGTGCCTCTAAATGGTTTGATATGGACTTTACAAGCCCTTACATGCAGTACACAGTTAAGTGCCTACAGCCCGAAAAGATACCTTCTGTAGTGCATGCAGATGGAACATCAAGGGTTCAGACCGTAAACAAGAATGAGCATCGTGGACTATGGAGAGCAATCAATAAGTTTTATCTTGAAACTGGTGTTCCAGTCCTATTAAATACAAGTCTTAATATTAAGGGACAGCCACTACTTAATGATGAAATTGATATTATTAAGTGGGAAAAAGAATATAACTTCACAATTTGTAGGTAAAGTGCTATAATAGTATAAGAGAAAAAGGAGGCCACTCATGGCAGCAAAAGGATCAGTAGAAGCAATCATTGAGGTTGCAAAGAAAGAAGTGGGCACAATTGAAGGCCCTAAAGATAACGAAACAAAGTACGGTGCATGGATTAAGGTTAACTTTCAACCATGGTGCCAATCATTTGTTTCTTGGGCAGCATTTACTGCGGGAGTAAAATCATTCCCTAAGTCTGCATCAACAGTAGCAGCATCAGATCAGTTTAAGAAAGAAAAGCGTTGGTCAGATGCTCGTAATGATGATCCACAAGCAGGAGATTGGATTTATTTTGATTTCCCAGAAGATGGTGTAAATCGTATTTCACATGTTGGTCTTTGCATTAAGAACAATGGCGACGGAACAATCCAAGTTATTGAAGGAAACACTTCAGGAACTGCAAAGGGAGACCAGCGCAATGGCGGAATGTGCGTAGAGAAGACCCGTGGATATGTCAAGAATAACAAGAAGAAGTTGGTTAACGCTGTTGTTGGTTGGGGTCGTCCAGTTTATACTGGTGAAGAGAATGCCCCACTACTAAACAAGTTGGCAGCAACACCTGTTAAAACTACAACTGCAGATGCTGCAAAGAAATCAGCAAAGACTGTAGCAAAGAAGTCTTCTGGCGGAGGAAAGGGTTCAGTGGCTCTATAATGGAATCAACCAAAAGAACACTATTAAAAACAGCAAGTTGGGAAATTTTTCACCTTGTTGGAGTTGCTGGAGTAATTTATTTATTTACTGGTGAATGGGAGTATGCAAGTCTTGGTGCTCTTCTTTACATTGGTTGGGAAGCACTTGGATATTTCTTACATGAAAGAGTCTGGGCTAAGTTTGGAAAGGGTGTTAAATAATGCGTATTAAAATAATTAGGTTTGTAGTAAAATTACTTGGATATGAGTGGGGCGGAGATTCCCTCAATGCGCCAGTATGGACAGTAAAAGCAAAAAAGAAAAAGTAATTTATGGCACTCTACGAATATGACTGTATGCCTTGTGCACAAAGATATATCAAAGATCGTTCTATCAAGGAAGATGATCCTGGATATGTATGTGACAATTGTAATAGTTCTTTGGTTCGTGTATACTCTAGTGTAGGATCAGTTTTTAACGGCAGTGGATTTTATTCTACAGATAACAGGAAAAAATGATAACTAAAATACCAGAAGGACAAATCTGTCAAGCATTTGATCCAAGAATGATTATGACAAATGATATACTAAAAAACCACAGTGCCAAGGAACAGCCTAATACATCCTGTGTGATGCCAGCATATGTTTATGTAGAAGGAAAGCATGGCAAAAAGTTTCTTTGTGATACACATTACTACTATGAACTATATATGAATAGGCAATGTTATGCAGCACCCAACCATTCTGTTCTAGAAATTAGTCAATACCTAATAGATGAAACAGAAAGAGTTAAGGAAACATTTGCAAAAAATGTAACAAGTACAGAAACACTTGGACATAAGTGTTCTTTAATTAATTATTACAACATGGGTGACCCAGGTTGCTCTGCTGATGCTTTGGTAAAAATAAATCTTATAAAAATGCCTATCGGAGTAATAAATTTTATCTCAACTATAGATCCAGATAATATTTCAAAAGATATTTTTTATTGCAATTTTCATTTTAGAAGAGTCTATGCTCGATACATTAATAACGGTGTTGTTTTTGAAGACTATGTCAAAGTATTAGACGAAAGATACAGAATGATAATGACTTTGAATGAAGAAGCAGAAAAACTTACGTACTTTTAAAGAAAAAAAATGATACTAAAAATACCAGAAAATCAAACATGCCAGGCATTCGATCCAATGATGATCATGCCAGAAAAAACAGCACACATTACAAGATTTTTAAAAAGGCCTAGCACTTCCTGTGTTGCACCAGCCTACGTCTATATTGAGGGAACACATGGCAACAAGTTTTTGTGTGATTATCATTATCATTATGAAAAATTTAATGGAAATTATCTTGACTATGCTGATGATAAAGGATTGATTGATAAAAGAGAGATTGTTCTTATCGATGAAAGAGAAAGAGTTAAGGAAACATTTGCAAAAAATATAACAAGCACAGAAACACTAGGTAAGACTTGTTTTGTAGGAAGTGATAACGGACGTTCGACCAACACGGCAAATGAGTGTACTGCAGAGGCATTTGTTGTAGTAACAGATAAAAATGGCCAGTCTGCATTTTATTGCAATTTTCATTTTAGAAAAACCTATTATAGATATTATAGTAATGAGTCAAAATATGAAGATTTTTATGACATTTTAGACGAAAGATACAGAATGACCAGCACAATCATTGAAGAATCTTTAAACCTAGAATGCATATAGTCTTTTGACAATCCTGCTTTTTTGGTGTATAATTAAGAATGTAGTAAAATTTTATCCAACTATCAATTAAAATAGGAGTACAATATGTTTACAATGATTAAAGATGATGTTAAGCAGGATTGGCTACTATCACCTTTAGATCGATGTGATAGATGCAATGCTGAGGCATTAGTTAAAGTTACGGGTATAAGTGGCGACCTTCTGTTCTGTGGCCACCATTACAACAAGATTATGGCTATTCCAGACGGATACAATAGCATGATGTCTTTTATGATTAAAATTATTGATGAACGCAGCAAGTTAGATGTAAAAAACTAAAGGAGCAGAAAATGATTATTCAGATTATAGGTCTTCCAGGTTCAGGAAAGACAGAGTTAGCCAAGGCACTCAAAGAACGAATTAACGCTATCCATCTTAATGCAGATGAGGTACGTGCAACTGTAAATTCAGATTTAGGGTTTGCACCAGAGGATAGACTTGAGCAGGCTCGCCGTATGGGTGAGATGGCAAGACTCATCTCTAAGCAAGGTGTTGCTCCAGTAATTGTTGACTTTGTATGTCCAACAGACCTAACTCGTGCAGCGTTTGGAAAGCCAGACATTTTAGTGTTTATGGACACAATTGCAGAAGGTAGATTTGAAGATACTAATAAAATGTTTGAGATACCTAAAGAGTTTGATGTATCATTTATTAGTCACAACTTAAATGCTGAAGAAAAATCATCTCGTATTATTGAAAAGTTTGGGCTACACGATTGGTCTGCACCTACAACGCTTATGCTGGGTAGGTATCAGCCCTGGCACGAAGGCCACCACGCCCTTTATAAGGAGGCTGGCAAGAGAACTGACCAAGTGCTTCTTGGAGTCCGTAACACCTACAACACAAGCGAAAAAGATCCTCTTAAGTTTGATCAGGTAAAAGAATATATTGCCAAGGATGAATTTATGGACGGTGCATTAGTATTAAGATTACCTAACATTACTAACATTGTATATGGTCGTGATGTTGGATACAAGATTGAGCAAGTAGATTTGGGGGCAGAAATTCATGCTATATCGGCTACGCAAAAACGTAAAGAAATGGGCATCTAAAGTATGGAACTTCATCACTAAGCCAAGCAAAATTGAGTGGCCATCATGAATGTATCCAAACAAAGATCAGCACTAAAGGCTATCACATGGCGTATAATTGGAACAGCAGATACATTTGTTATATCTTGGTTAATAACCAAAGAGCCAGTTACAGCAGGTGCAATTGCAAGTTTCGAGGTAGTTACAAAAACAATCCTTTATTACTTCCATGAGCGTGGCTGGAATAAAGTTAAATGGGGGAGAAAATAATGTTATCAATAATTAAACAAAAAAGACAAGAAGACTGGAGATATTTATATTATGGAAATCATGATATAGATAATATTTTATATAAGGTTTTGTCTTACCCAGAAGAAGAATGGTGGATTGATAGAACACGCCAACAAATGTTTCCTTTTGTTCATAAAGAGACAACAACTATATTCGTGTCCGAGATTATGGGATGGGAATTGGGACAACCATTTAATCCAACCTTTAGACTTAAAGACCAAGAACTTTGGAAAATGATAGAGCCTATAATTAAACATTATGAAAAAAAACATGATGGGAAAATGGGCAAAGCAGCATTTTTAAGATTGCCTGCAAATAAAGTTGTTCACAAGCATTGTGATGAGGGCGACTATTTGGGGCTTGTTCATCGACATCATATAGCAATTCAGACAAATGAAGACTCTATTTTTTCAATTGATGCAGAAGAAAAACATATGAAGGCTGGAGATTGTTGGGAAATCAACAATGCAAAAACTCATGGAGTAGCAAACAATGGCACAACAGATAGAATTCATCTATTGTTTGATATCATGCCAAACAGACATATTGAATAGGAGAAAATAATGTTTGAATACTATGTAAAGAAAGTAACAAAGGTCGTTGATGGAGATACCATTGATGTTGAAATTGATTTAGGGTTTGACATTTCTTTTAGTTCAAGAGTAAGACTGGCTGGTATTGATACCCCTGAGTCCCGTACAGCAGACAAGGCTGAAAAGGCTTTAGGACTGGAAGCAAAGGCTTATTTGAAGCATGCTATCGACGGTGCTAAGTCTATAGTGATCAAGACAGAAAAGATGGACTCGTCTGAAAAGTATGGTCGAATTCTTGGATGGGTATATCTTGATGGAGATACCGTTTCTATTAATGATAAGATGATTAATGATGGTCATGCTTGGGGATACATGGGCGAGACAAAGGTAAAAGATTTTATAGCACTTGCAAAGGCTAGAGCAAAGTCTGGCAAATAATGATAGATTTTAAAATTAATGTAATAGAGGATTTTATAACTTTAGAAGATGCCGACACATTTGTAAGTTATATAAAAAATAATTGTTCAGATAGAACAAAATTCTATACTCCTATGAAACATAAAATTGAAAATAAAATAAGGTATGAATCACACATACCAGAAAGACATACATTTTTAAATCATCCAGAAATTTTGCATTTATTAAAAAAATACTCTGATAAATTTTTATTAGAGTGTGAACTTTTTTTTAAAGATAGTGAAAAAATATACCTAACAGCACAGTGGATGACCATGTTGGGACCACAAAATACACTTCCAGCACATATAGATAACCATAAAGGCGCAGAGCATTTATTTAGAAGCGGTGTAATTTATTTAAATGAAGATTTTGAAGGTGGATATTTAAATTTTTTACATAGAGATCTCACGATTAAACCAAAGAAGTTGAGCCTAGTTATTTTTGATTCTAGAGAGGTGCACGAAATAACAGAAGTTTTGTCTGGCACAAGAATAGCAATGCCTATTTGGGCAACCAATATTAAAGAAAAGGAAGTATCTTAAGTCATGAATGTAAAAAGTCAAGCAATGGTAGAGCATTTAATTATGCAGGGGGCGATAGAAATGGCTGGTATAGATGAAAAAGGAGAAATGCTTTATTCAATAACAGACAAACTTGAATTAGTCAATCCAGAAATTTACGCAGAACTAACAGAACAATATAAGCACCACATGTTCCAAATGATAAAGCAAGGCCCTAAAGCCATGAACTGGAGACTTAGGGTTTAGAGAAAAGTGATACAATGGTTACTTGGGGGTATTTATGAATAACCTGTATGGGGCGTTGGCTTTAACTTTTCCTTTATTGTTAGTAATAGGATATGTAGTATTCTTTAGAAATAAAGAAGTTTATGAGCCTATGATGACTCAGTCCATGATTCATAATCAATACTCTAGGCAAAGAAAATATATTGAAAAGATAAACAAAAAAAGCCAATCAAAGATTCGTAAAGAAAAAGAAAATGTTAAAGTAATTATTGTTGAAGATACCGCCTATTGGATCAAAGACAATACTTTCTATACGGCACCAATGGTAAATAATCTAATTAGCAAAGATTCGGCTACACAAGTTGACACGATACACATGGATAAGGTACAATTAGATAAAATGCTATTCATAATGGATAGATTAAGAGAAGGGATTAACGATGATAGTAGGGGTTCAGGGAACTAGTAGTTTTGATAACTACCAGATTTTTCTTAGATCTATGGCCGTTGCCCTTTCTGAGTTATTAGAGGAAGACAAAAACTTTCATATATACTCTGCAGGACCAAACAACATTAACATGATGGCCATGGAATTTTCAAACCTATCTGAAAAAGGAATGAAGTTAAGGGGCAAGTCTATTAAGTTCATCAAGGTAACACCTCAATGGATAGAAGAAAACATATCAGAACTTGACCACTTTGTATTTTTGTCTAATCCAAAAGAGCCAGTGTCAAAAACAGTTCATGTATCAAAACTAAACAATATCAATACAAACGTATACAATTTCTAGTTGTTGACAAACAGTGTCATATATGTTAGAATTTAGTATGCTTAAAAAGTGCTTTAGCACACAAACAGAATGGAAAGATTATGAAATTAGTTAATTCTTTAGACGCTATGGAATCAATAGTTAGCAAGAATAGGCAACTATCATGGGATGGTTGGACAGTAGTTGAGACTTTTCCTTCAGAGAAAGCCTACTACTCAAAGTTTGGTATCTATAAAAACAACAAGTGGCAAATGAAAAAAGAGTTTATTCCTTCTAACAAAGGATGGGAAATCCCTGATAAGTATGTGATCTAAGTGAATAAATTTAAATGGAAAGATGATGCAGTCTGCTTAGACTATGATACAAATTTATTTTTTGAAAAGTATGAAGATGATGAACCACTAAGACCAGCAATTGATGCACTATGCTCTTCCTGCCCAGTAAGAAAAGAATGTTTTTCTGTTGGTATTTCGGGTAAAGAGTGGGGGGTATGGGGTGGTGTATACTTGGAGAATGGTGAAATATCAAAAGAGTTTTCTAGCCATAAAACAAAAACTGATTGGGGAACAACATGGCAGTCCCTAACTATGGAGTAATATGTATACAGACAAAATGAGAATGGCCTTTCACTCATTGCAGTGTCCCAAGGGTTTTTCTCTACAAATAGTAGACAATGATCACTTTATAACGGTCAAAGCAAAAGAAAAAGATTTTATGTCTTTAGAAACAGTTGAACTTAAAAAGCAGGCTGTAGAATATATGATACGTGTAAAGAAGGCGTTAGAAGATAATGGCGCTATAGTTTTATTAGTTCGTGAAGGTGGAAAAGAGATTTGAGAAATATAGTTGTAGTTGGTGGAGGTACAGCAGGATGGTTAACAGCCCTTGCTGCACAAAAAAGATACCCCGAACACTTAATTACTGTAATAGAAAGCACAGAAATAGGAATTCTTGGAGCAGGAGAAGCATCAACAGTATCTCTTATTGGATTTTTAAAATATTTAGATATACCAATTGAAGAACTGATAAAAGAAACAAAGTCAACAGTAAAAATAGCAATTAAGTTTAATAATTTTAATAAAGATGATGAGAGTTATTACCATGAGTTTGCTATTAATAAGTTTAATCCAAAAACAAACAAACTTTATTTAAATAATAAAGATGGCAAAATTTATCCCGTATTGCATCTTTATTGTATGTCACAAAATTTACCAGAAAAAGAATATAAATTAAGTGCTATGGCTTTAGATTCAAATAATTTGCCATTTGTAAGTAAAAATGAAGATCCACTAAATATGTCAGACTTTGATATATATAACACGTATGGAATACATTTTGATGCTAGAGAAATGGCTAAGTTTTTATCAAAAATTGCAATAGATCGTGGAGCAATTCACATAGATTCAGTAGTAGATAATTTTATTCAAGATAGTGATGGAAACATAGAAAATATTGAATTAGCCAATGGTTTGACAATCAGTACAGATTTTATTTTTGACTGCACTGGCTTTTATAGAGTAATAAATAAAAAAGTTTTTAACACAGAATGGGTAAGTTTTTCAAATAATTTACCAGCCAAAAGAGCAGTACCATTTTTTCTTGATATTGATAAAGATGAGGTCCCAGCGTATACTGAGTCAACCGCTATGAACTATGGCTGGATGTGGAAGATCCCATTGCAGCATAGATACGGATGTGGTTATGTTTTTGACTCTAACTACATAACTGATGAGCAGGCAATATTAGAAATTGAAGAAAAACTAGGGCATAAGATTAAGTCTCCAAAAACATTTAGTTTTGAACCAGGCTACTACAAGACGATATGGAATAAAAATACTATAGCAGTAGGTCTTTCAGCAGGGTTTGTTGAACCTTTAGAGGCAACATCAATTATGCAGTCTGTAGAAACTCTTAATCTTATTTTTAAAAATGATCATGATATCTTTGATCCAAAAGATTTAGCAAAAACTCTTAATGAAAAGTATTCTTCTGATTGTGAAGAAATTCGTGATTTTTTATACCTTCACTATATGACAAACAAAACTAATACAGACTTCTGGGCTAATTTTACTAAAAACAATACAATGCCAGAAAGTCTTAAGAATACTCTTGAAATCCTCAGCACTGTAAACTATGTTGAACTAGATATGTATTATTTTAGCAAGATAGGTTATTATATTATTATGTATGGAAATAAGATATTAGATAAAGAGTTTTTAAAAGAAGTTAAAGATGTTTTTGAATCAGAAAAAGATAAAATAGAAAAAATTAATAAAAATAAAAAACACTTGTCAAACAGTTTTGTTAATCATTATGAATTTATTAAAAAAATGGGTGGGTTTAATGAATAAGATAAAAGTTTTGTTTTCTGTTTTATCAAAAATGAAAAAGAGATCTTACTGGAATAAGGCAAACACTGTAGAGTTTTTTGCTTTCATGACTAAGGTAGTTATTATTGTTCCTGGTTTGTTATTTGGGATACAGTATTGGTGGCTATACATTTTTGCATTAGTCTCTAGTCTAGCATTGATATGGACTTCAACGGTAAAAACACTACCAACAATTATAATATTTAATGTTATATGGACAACACTTGCTACAACTGCTATACTTAAGTATTGGATATAGAAAAGGAGAAAAATGACTATGATTGATTTAATTTTTATGTTCATTCTGTCGTCTCTGACACTACTTTTTTTGTCTCTGTATGTATTGCAAAAAAAGGCTAATAAAACTCTCATTGCCAAAACCTTAGAAACTTTATTACTACAGCAATTAAGCAGAGACACAGGTAAAACAGAAAAAGAGTATGCAGACGAGGCATTTTTAAAATTTGTTTCAGATTCTCGTGAATGGGCATATCAGTACATAGATGAGGCTCAAGAAGGTATAAATAAGTTTATTACTGATGTTGAGCCTGAAATAGCATACTTTGATGAGTATGGTGTAGCAAGTTCGGCCTATCCACACTATCATTCTATGAAAAAAATATCAGGGGCATACAAAGAACTAAAGAAACTCTTACCAGAAAATTATGGTAAAATAGATACATGACTAAAGACCCTGATGGAAAAGATGAAATCTATTTAGCAAATGTTGCAAAAATAGGAAGTGATGCAAAGAACGTATATGTTATAGAGAATTTTTTACCTGATGAAGAATATCAGATATTGTCTAATTTTGTAAAGAACTCTGATGACATTGACTGGATCAAAGAGCCATGGACCACAGAGAGAAGCCCTAACGGAGCACTTCCAGAAGACTGCCTTGAACTTTTTAAAAAAATATTTCAAACTTCCAGACTAAAGTGCATGGATCACTACGATGTCGAAGTGGATAGTGAGTTTATGGGGCAATACTTTTTAACTAAGTGGCGTGTGGGAAGCAACATGAAACCTCATATAGATACAGACTCAATGAAACATCAGCACATTGTATGCATGTACTACTTTAATGATAATTATGAGGGAGGAGAAATAGTTTTTCCAGATTATGATTTAAAGATTAAACCTAAATCAAACAGTATAATTATGTTCCCTGGTAACGAAAACTATCGTCACGGAGTCCTTGAAGTTTCAGAAGGATTTAGGTATACTTACGGAATGCGTTTTGTTTTCACTGGATCTACATTCTTAGGACCAACTACACAACGTATAGGTCAAAACTATGATTGAGCAACCTTCCGAAAAAGATGAAATCTATTTAGCAAATGTTAAAAAAATAGGAAACGCTACAGAAAATATACAATATATAGAAAATGTTTTACCTGAAGAAGATCATAAAGTTTTGCTTGAGTATGCAAAAAATGTTGAATCTTGGAAAGAACAGCCCTGGCTTGCTAGAACTGTTGAATCACAAAATTTGCCTAAAGAAATTCTTGAAATACTAAACAAAACATCTGAACTTGTTTACAACAAAATTACAGATTTTTATAATGTATCTGTAAATCCTCACCGTCAATCAAAACTACATGTGGTTAAATTTGTAAAAGGTTTTTATTTAGTCCCACATGTAGACACTCTCTCGTCAGAAGGTAATCACATGGCATCAGTATATTATATTAACGACGACTACACTGGGGGAGAAATTGATTTTCCAGATCATAATTTAACAATTAAGCCCAAGGCTAATAGCCTTATTATATTTCCTGGTAATGAGAACTATGTTCATGGAGTAAATGAAATTATTGACAATGATCGATACAGTTCTGCTATGTGGTTTCAATTTACTGGTTCTACTTTTGACAAACAGGGAGAATGGTATAATTAGAATATGATAACACCTAATTTGGGAAATTCTGTAAATAATATACAGATTAGAGAAAATATTTTATCTAAAGAAGAGCACAAAAAAATTCTTGACTATGTGGAAAGTGCTGATAATTGGCACACTCAGCCATGGGGCGTCAAGTTGATTTCACCATCAAAACAGCCAGAAGAAATTGTTGTTCTTCTAGACAAGGTTTATATGATTGCCTATGAAAATTGTATAAACTTTTATGGTGTAGATCTTTATCCTTTTGAAAAAAGAGCAGTTCCTTTGGTTAAATTTGAAAAAAACTACACCATGAATGAGCATGCAGATACTACAGGGGATTTTGCAGCACTGTACTACCTCAATGATGACTATGAAGGAGGAGAAATCCATTTTATGGATCATAATTTAAAAATTAAACCAAAGGCTAATAGTCTTATTATGTTCCCTAGCAACGCAGACTACTGGCACGAAGTACTTGAAAATATTGGGAAAGAGCGATATTCTTCAACAACATGGTTTAAACTTCTTGGGTCTAGTCTTAAGAGGCCAGAAATGGGTCTGCTAAGATGAAAAATTTAATAGTATCAATACTAAAAGATTTTGAATGCGGAGTAGTATTTGCTGCATTCAAATTAACAAAAGTTATATCCTAGGAGGAATAATATGAACACAAAACAACTAAAGGCAATGTTGGCATCTTACGGACGATCAGTTCTTGGTGCTGCAATTGCTCTGTACGCTTCTGGCGTCACAGATCCAAAGACACTTGCTTACTCATTGCTTGGAGCAATCGTTCCTGTTGCAATTAGAGCAGTCAACCCTAACGATTCAGCATTTGGCAAGTTGCCATCTGTAGAAGAAGTAGACAAGGCAGTTAAGACTGCTAAGGTAGTTAAGAAGGCTCCTGCTCGTAAGAAGGCAGCAGCAAAGAAGTAACTCTTTAGATTAGCAGGCTTGTTACTTAACAGGCCTGCTTTTCTATGCCCAATATCTTTTATTATTCATTTCTTTTTATATATATATCGTGCAATCCAAGATCATGTAATACCATAGCATCAACAGACCAATTTTTGTTAAAATATAAAAACTCGTTTACGCTTTGAAATACACCAACATGTCCTTCATACATAATACTGTCATAGTTTATATAAGATGTTAGCCCTATAATGCCACCAACATTAGTTAATTTAGAAGAGTCTGCTATAAGTTTTCTTACCATTAGCCTTTCTCTTCCTATATCTAAAAGAATAAGATCATATTTTTTATCTAGGGTCGTCAACACATAAGTCCCATCTCCCTTTATTGTGTTTACATTAGGATGATAAGAAAATTTGTTTTTTATATGTTGCTCATGCGTTATTGAACTGTCTTCTGGCACATCGCCACCAGGATGTCTAACGCCTTCAGCATTGTCGTAAAGGTCTACAAGGTCTGCACCTATAGCGTTTGTTTCATTTATAAACGTTTGAGCAGAATGCCCAAACCCAACACCTATTTCTAAATATGATATGTTTTTATTTAAAGTTTTTGCGTACTCATATTTTGAAGTAAATATTTTTGCATTATTTAGTTGATCTTGAGATATAACTCTTGCCAATTCAATTTGGTCCTGGCCGTATATTTTTTCTTCATTATACCCAAGAGAATCCATTATTTCTTTTCCACTAGACCATTTTCTATTTATCATACCTACAATTATAGCACCTAAAACTATAGTATAATAGATACTATTCCGCTATAAGACCTTAAGAAAGTTTTAACAACGGATGCTCCTTCGAGTGGAGAGTTGGCAGGAGTCGAACCTTCGTGGCTGATAGACCTGAGCAGTCGTCTATAAACTGCTCATTCTATATGATATAATTTAACGTATGGGTAAAATTACAAAAAATGACTTAGTCCTGGCAACAGAACAAAAAAAAATTCATGTATCAAGAAATTTTCTTAGAAAGCCCCCTTCCTGGTCAGATATAGGGAAGATATATGATTTAGATAAAGAAATAGTGTATATTTCTTTTGGAATATTTCAAGTAGAAGAAAAAGAAATTATCCTTAATTATTACAAAGAGGTAATAGATAGTATTAATAAAATTTATGAAGGACGACCTCTTTTTGGAATGATCATAGTAGATTTTATAAATAGAAATAATAACATTATTAGTGATCCTGATTGTTCAAATCTGTTTCTTCGGTTTAGTGAAAAGAACCCTTTAAAATTTACAAAACATGTTACCGTTGAAGACTATGGCATAGATGGAGGGGATTGGGAACCCAAGGTGCATTTTGGTACAGAAAATAGATTTTTTGTTCAAGGTGGAGGTCAAACCCTGTGGAGACTTTTTGATGATTCAAATAATTTGACCGATGCAATTATATTAAACCCAGGAGATCTGGCATTTATTCCAAAAGGATTGCTACACAGTGTTGAGTCTTTAAGTCCAAAACACTCAATGAGCATAGTCTTTTCTGATGAACCTGTGATATAATATTTATGCCTGCCTTAACGGGGGGTAAATTAACTTATTCGCTTGAAAGGGGAATAACATGGTAAAAACAGCACTGGATCTTTTTAATGATCCTTTTTTCAACACCTTCTCAAATTTTCAGAAGGTAACAACAACAACAAACTATCCACCTTATAACCAGATTAAACTAAATGATAAAGACTATATTCTTTCATTTGCTTTGGCTGGATTTTCTAAGGATGATGTCTCAGTATCGCTAGACAATCGCAAACTTACAATTAAGGGCGAGAAGCAGGATGCTGAGTTACCAGAGGGTGCGGAGTATCTACATAAGGGCATTGCTGCTCGTAAGTTTACTGATATCTTCACTCTTCCTGAGTTTGTTGAGGTAGTTGGGGCTGAGTTTAAGGATGGTATCTTAGATATCAAACTTGAAAAGCAGATCCCAGAAGACAAACTACCAAAAACAATCGCAATTAAGTAGTACAAGATAAATGTCCCCACACAGGACCTTAGTGATGGATTAGTTACCCATTGGATAGAGACCGTGGCGCAAGTCAGGTGAATTGCCTGTGTGGGGCCTTAATATTGCACG